ATCGAAGGCGGGGCGCGAACTGCCCGGCATCGTCGATCAGGTCATCTCCATGCACCTGTTCTCCAAGGACGCCGAGGGCCACTGGNTGTTGGACGAAAAGGCCGCCGAGCGGCGCNTGGTCTGCCGCTCCGGCAATCCCTACGGCCTGCCCGCCAAGGANCGTTCCGGCCGCCTGGACGTGACCGAGNCGCCCGATCTGGGNGCCCTGCTTTCCAAGATCAACCGCATTCCCGCCTGACCCGAGGAGACTTTCGCCATGTCTTTCGACTTCAATGACGCCCAGCCGCAGATGATGCCCTCGGGCGACCTGATCCCCGACGGCACCTTCGCCAAGATCCGNATGACCATCCGCCCCGGCGGGGTCAACGGCTCGGTGCCCATGGATGCCGGGCTGCTGAAGGCCGCATCCGAGAGCGACGCCAAGATGCTCGACTGCGAATTCACCGTGGTCGAGGGGCAGTTCGTGCGCCGCAAGTTCTGGCAGAACTTCACCGTGGCCGGCGGCAAGCTGGACGACAAGGGCCAATCCAAGGGCTGGAACATCTCGAAGGCGTCGTTCCGCGCCATGGTCGACAGCGCGCTCGGCCTGAACCCCAAGGACATGAGCGACGCCGCCAAGGCCAAGCGGGTCTTGCAGGGCCTGAAGCAGCTGGACGGCATCACCTTCGCCGCGCGCATCATGATCGAGCCGGCCAGCGATCCCAAGTACCGCGACCAGAACCGTCTGGCCAACGTGGTGCTGCCCGGCGAGCCGCAGTACGAGCCGGTGATGAAGGGCGAGGCGGTGGAGCCGGATCCCGTCAACGCCAAGCCGCGCAAGCCGGCCAATGCCGGCGCCGGACAGAACGCTCCGGCCTGGGCCACCGATGCCGCTCCGGCGCAGGCGCCGCAGCAGCAATCGGGCGTGCCGTGGACCCAGCAGCCCCCGGCGCAGCAGCAACCTGCCGCCCAGTCCCAGCCCTCGGGCGCCGGCCCGGCCTGGCTCAACGGCTGACGGAGATGCCGCCCGTTTCCCCGGCGGGCGGCTCCCCCCATGACGGACGACGAATGGCAGGCGCATGTGACGCGCCAGGCGGCGAAGGCGATCGGTGAATGGCTCGAAGCCTGCGGAAGACTGCATCAGCCCATCAGGGTTCTCGCCCTGTGGGAACTGGAAGCCATGGCACAAGCCGCCATCAGCAGCTTCGTGGTGCTGGGTTGTTCCCGGATCAAGGACGAGCCGGGCGAACATCCGGACCTGACCCGGTTCTTGCTGGCCTGACGCAATGCGCCGTGTGCGGCCGGGAGACCCGTGGCTTCGGCTACGTCCACCGCCTGCGCCACGACCTCTATCCCCATTACGGGTTCTGCTCGATGCGCTGCCAGCAGGCAGGCGCCGAGATCGCCCGACGGAGCAACGGCATGATCGACAAAACCGCCCGCGAAACCCAGGCCATCAAGGACGCCCGCCCGCTCTTCGCGGANGCGCTGACGGCGCTCGGCCTGATGGAGCATTTCTTCCACCGTTCGGCCGAGGACATCGACCGGCTGATTGAGGCCGCCGTCACCGGCTACGTCGAGTCCATGCAGCGGCAGGCGGGTGTCAAGGAACGGCACGGCACCGCCTTCGACGATCCCATCCCGTTCTGAGGCGGCCATCATGCTCGATCTCAACCACGGTTCCGGCTGCCAGTACCAGGGGCCTGCTCGCGATCCCGGTATCACCATGGCGGTGAACACCGCCATCGATGCGGCGCTGGTCGCCCGCAACCGGTCCCAGGCGGCCCGCCAGTACGTCAGCACCTCCGGCATCGGGCGGGAATGTTTGCGCCAGATCCAGTACGACTATCTCGCCGTACCCAAGGACGAGGGCCGGGATTTCGAGCCGTCCACCTTGCGCATCTTCGAGGCCGGCCATCGCGGCGAGGACGTGGCGGCTGCCTGGTTGAGATCGGCCGGGTTCGATCTGCACACCGAGCGCCGCGACGGGCGGCAGTTCGGGTTCTCGGTGCTGAATGGACGCTTCAAGGGCCACATCGACGGCTGCCTGGTCGGCGGGCCGGTGGCCATGGAATACCCAACGCTTTGGGAGAACAAGGCGCTCGGCTCATCGTCGTGGAAGGACGTGGTCAAGCGCGGCGTGGTGCTGTCCAAGCCAGTTTACGCCGCCCAGATCGCGCTCTATCAGGCGTACATGGAATTGCCCGCCCCGGCGCTGTTCACGGCGCTCAACCGCGATACCTGGGAGATTCACTGCGAGCTGGTGCCCTTCGACGCGGCCCTGGCCCAGACCATGAGTGACCGCGCCTTCCAGGTTGTGCGGGCCAGCGATGCCCAGGAGTTGCTGCCCCGCGCTGCGGCGGAGCGGACTTCGGTGGTCTGCCGCGGCGGCAAGACGGCAGGCGGCTGGCATTCCTCCTGCGCTTGGCAGGATCGCTGCTGGGGGACGTGCCGATGACCGACATCACCCCTTCCGACACCCAGGGCCGCGCCATCGCCGCCATCCGCGACTGGTTCCAGAACCGCACCAACGAACAGCAGGTATTCCGGCTGTTCGGCTATGCCGGGACCGGCAAATCCACGGTGCTGAAATTCGCCCTCGACGATTTCGGCCTTTCGCCCCACACCGACGACACGCCCGGCGTGGTCACCGCCACCTTCACCGGCAAGGCAGCCCTGGTGCTGCGGCGCAAGGGCACTCCGGCCCGCACCATCCACAGCCTGATCTACAGCGTCATCGAGGCCACCGACGAGGAGATCGAGGAAGCTCAGAAGCGGATTGCCCAGGCGGAGATCGATGCCCGTGCGCTGATCGGCTTCGACCGCACCGCTGCCGAGGCTGCCATCGAGGCCCTGCGCCAATCGCTGCGCGACATGAAGAAGCCGCGCTTCGCCCTCAATCCCGACAGCCCCGCCGCCACCGCCAAGCTGATCGTGCTGGACGAGGTCTCCATGGTCGGCGAGGAGATGGCCTGCGACCTGATGAGCTTCAAGCGCCCCATCCTGGTGCTGGGCGATCCCGGCCAATTGCCCCCCATCAAGGGCGAAGGCGCCTTCACCCAGGCGGCGCCCGACATTATGCTGACCGAAATCCACCGCCAGGCCGCCGAGAGCGCCATCATCCGGCTGGCGACCCTGGCCCGGGAAGGCCGCCCCATCGGCTTCGGCCAGTACGATGAACATGCCTGGAAGATGCGGATGGCCGACGTCACCCCCGACCAGGCCCTGCGCGGCGGTCAGGTGATCTGCGGCAAGAACGCCACCCGCTTCCAGCTCAACAACGCCCTGCGCCGTGCCGCTGGCTTCTGCGGATCGTTCCTGCCCACTGGCCCGGACGAGAAGATCATCTGCCTCAAGAACCAGAACGACCTCGGCCTGATCAACGGCATGTTCCTGTCGTTGGCCGACATCGTTGATGAGGGCAGCCTGTATTTCTCGGCGGTGGTCACCGACGAGGACGGCACCCCCATCGGCACGCCTGCCAGGGACGGCAAGCCGGGGCGTCTGCTGCTCTACAAGGGCCACTTCGAGGACCATGTCGCCCTCGATCCCCACCGTCATGACCGCGACTGGCGCGACAAGAAGAAGCTGGCCGAGGCCACCTTCGGCTGGGCCATCACCTGCCACAAGGCGCAAGGGTCGCAGTGGGAGAACGTCATCGTCTGGGACGACGGGCTTGGACGCACCGAGCAGGACCGCCGCCGCTGGCTGTACACCGCCATCACCCGGGCTGAACGCGGATTGGTGATTCTCGCATGATCGACCTCAACGAAGTATGGACACCGCCGGCCCGTTTCGATCTGGCCCAGATCCGCGATCGCCTTGCCACGACGGCACCGGATTGGCTGCCGGGGCTGTTCCCCAACGCCCGCTTGGCCCAGGACCGGCGCACGCTCCGTTGTGCCGACCTGTCGGGTCGGCCACCGCGCAAGGAAGGCTCCTGTATCCTGCATCTGGCCGGCGCCCATGCCGGCTGGGGTTTCGATCATGCCACCGGTGAGAGCGCCGGGCCCATCGACCTGATCCATCACGCCACCGGCCTGTCCGACCGCGACCTGTTCGAGGAAGCCGCCCGGCTAGCCCGGCTGGATCAGCCCGCCCCGCAGCGGGCGGTGACGCCCAAGCCGACGCACGATCTGGAAGTGGCCCGTATCGTCGGCTCCGCCCAGCCGCTGGCCGGAACTGTGGGCGAGACCTATCTCCGCTACCGTGGTGTCGGCGACCCCGGCTCACCCGATCTGCTGTTCCATGACGACCTGGCCGATTTCGACAGCCGTCGCGGCTGGCTGGGCCTTGTGGGTATCGTGCGCGACGGCGCGGGCAATCCCACCGGCGGCATCCATCGCACCTTCCTGCTCGACGACGGCTCGGGCAAGGCTCCGCCCGGCAAGAAGATGCTCGGCCCGGTGGCGGGCGGCAGCGTGCGCCTCGCGCCAATTCCCGCCGACGGCCATCTCGGCGTCGCCGAGGGCATCGAGACCGCCCTATCGGCCTGGGCTATCCTCGCCGTTCCCACCTGGGCGGCACTGTCGGCGGGCAACCTGCGCGACTGGCAATGGCCCGTGGGGACCCGCCGCGTCACCATCTTCGCCGATGCCGGGGAGGCCGGCCAGCAGGCCGCCCAAGCATTGGCCGAGCGGCTGACCGCCGCAGACATCCCGTCCACCATCGTCTCGCCCCTGCACGGCGACGACTTCAACGACGACCTGCGCAAGGGTGCGGTGGCCGCCGAATATCGATCGCCGGAACCGCCGGTCACCCCCAGCGGCTTTGACGACCTCTACGCCGCCGCCCTGGCGCTGGCCTTTCCGCCCGACATGGGCGATCTCGGGCGGTTGCTCGGCCATGTCGCCCAGGCCCGCCTTGATCCGGTGGCCGAGCGCCAGGTGCTGGTCGCCATCAAGGCCACCACCCGCATTCCGGTGTCGGTCACCGAGAAGCAAATCCGCGATCTGCGCCGCCGTATCGGTCCCGCCGGCATGCCCTCTGTTCGTCCTGCATGGTTTGGACAGCTTCGCACCGGCCCCGAGGGCACGCCCGAACGCAACGAGGCCAACGTCATCACCGCGCTTTCCAACGACGAAGCCTTCGCCGGAGTGCTGGTGTTCGACGAATTCCGGCAGGAAATCATCGTTAACCGGCCGTTGCCATGGGACGAACAGGTACCGGTACCACGCCCATGGTCGGATGCCGACGACGTGCGTTGCGCCGAATGGCTCCAGCGCCGCGAAATCAACGTCGCCCCCACCATCGTCGCCCGTTCCGTCGGCGTCGTCGCCCGCGACGTCCGCGTCCATCCGGTGCGCGAATACCTGACCGGCCTGCAATGGGATGGCACCCGCCGCCTGGAAGGCTGGGCGGTCACTCATCTCGGCGCCGCCGACAACCGCCTGAACCGCGCCTTCGGTTCGCTGTGGATGATCTCGGCCATCGCCCGCATCATGGCCCCCGGCGCCAAGGTCGACCACATGTTGATCCTGGAAGGCCCGCAGGGCGCCAAGAAATCGACGGCGCTGAAGATTCTGGCAGGCACCGACTGGTTCACCGACGAGCTGGCCGAGATTGGCAGCAAGGACGCGGCCCAGCAGATGCGCGGCGTCTGGATCATCGAAATCGCCGAGTTGGACGCCATCGGCCGCGCCGAGGTGTCCCGCATCAAGTCGTTCCTGACCCGCACAGTGGACCGCTACCGCCCGCCCTATGAGCGCTACGTCATCGACGTGCCACGCCAGTGCGTGTTTGCCGGCAGCGTCAACCCCGACACGTACTTGCGCGACGAAACCGGCAACCGCCGCTTCTGGCCCATCCGCTGCGGCCAGATCGATTTGGAGGCGCTCCGCCGTGACCGCGATCAGCTTTGGGCCGAGGCGATGGCTCTGTACCGGCTGGGCGCCATCTGGTGGCTGGACGATCCCGAGCTAATCGCCATGGCCCGCGCCGAGCAGGAGGAGCGCTATCAGTCCGACGCCTGGGACGGCCTGATCGACCGCTGGCTGGTCTATGACAAGGAGCGGGTCAATTACGGCTATGGCGCCTACGACGACTGGCGCGAGGTGGAGGTCGCCCGGTCCGAGCCGCTGACCGACGTGTCGGTGGCCGAGGTGCTGCGAAACGCCATCGGCATCGAGCCTGGACGCTGGACGCGGGCTGATCAGATGCGGATTAGTGCCTATCTGAAGGCCAGAGGGTGGAGGCGCTATCAGTTACGGGTCGGCAACGGGGGCGAAAATCTAAGGGAGTGGCGCTATTCGCGCTGATCTCTGCCTTGGCGCTTAGCTGTCTCCAGGCGGTCGATCAATGGCGTGGATGATCATCGTGAAAGATGCGATAACCGCTTCAGTCTCGTAGTATGTCCTCATTCGCCCGTCCTCGAAAAAGTGCTGCTGCAGCCCTTTGAAGCATTCTGGCGATAAGGGGCGGACGGCTCTTGGGTTATGGAATATCTGAAGTTCGTCAGCCCAACCCTCCGAATATCCGGGATCACCAACAACCTCAGCGAATCGCTTGCCCTCGACCGCATTGGGATCTGGGTCAAAACGCATACCCACACGGAGGTATGTGTGGTCTGGGGCAGCATAGCCTGCGAGCACTCCCAAACGGTCAAACTTGGCAATGGTTCCCGCATTCGAGAACAGCACTGCGGAAACGTTCTCGGCACCTGGAAGGTTAAAAAAGCCTGATTCGATAGTCTTCGGGCCATAGGTATGGCTCTGGTTCGGTTGCTCCTCGATGACGAGTTGTCCGTCAACAATTTCCCACTTGGTGGTAAAGCCATAAAGGTAATGCCAAATCGCGGACTGTGAGTAAGTCATCGAGCCAAGTTCGTCCTCAGCCGCAGGCTTATGAAAGTCCGCCACAGCGATGATGAAGGGCAATCCTGCGGCACCGTCCTCTTCCCAGTAAGCCCGACCAGCGGCAGATCGTCGATTTAGTTTATTCGTTAGAGAGTTGCCGAATTTGATCGCCATGTAGTCCGCGAGGAAGGCGGTCATTTCTTCTGGTGTCTGCGGGTTGGGATGGTGAGCTAGGACGCCATCTTTAGACGGCGCGACCGTCGTGGCCTCGACCGAGAATGCATTGCCCGGAGCACTGCAGCGAAAATCTGGCGCTTCGCTATGCGCGACGTCGTAGCCGCCCTCTCGGAACGCAGCCCATAAGTATAGCTCCCACAAGCGCTGATCGAATTGATGTCTCTGGAACTCCTTTACGAAATGGGGGTCGGTTGCGGTCAACCATGGGCCAATCTCGCGCAACACCGCTCGTGCCGGTGCTCGTGCTGGCCGCTCAATAAGTTCAACGAAGTATGGGTGCAATTGGTCGGGACGCGTACCCGGTAGCACTGTCAGGAGATCGACTGCCGAATTTGTCTCGTCGCCCTGGATGCCGAGCTCGGCGAGATTGGTGTTCCTGCTCACTTCCGCGATTTTGACCCGGATCTCCGCTTCCGCCAGACGCTCACTTTTTACGCTGACATTGAGGTCCACGCCGCGGAATCGTCCCAGGCGGTCACGGACCATTAGCGACCATCCGTAGTCGTCATCGATCCTGTCACGGAAGACGACACCGATTACGTTCTCGTCAAGGTCGGACCAATAGGAAAGCTCTTCCGCAACAAGCTGGGTCGGCGAGAGGCGTGTGCCAATCGCGAACAAGTCGAAGCGTTCCCTGCTGAGACGTTTGGCCATGTCTGGTCACCAACGGGCCACCACCCTCTGCGCAAGGTCGGTGACCAAAAGTATTCTGTGGAGTCAAGGCGTTGATCGGTGTGATCATCAGTTTTTCGTGGTCACAAACGGGCTAAGTACCTATGAGGTGGAAAAAATTTCTCGTTAAGGCTGTTTTATGGTCTCACTGTACGGACGATGATGCATTTTTTATTTTTGGCTATATGGATAATTGCCCCCGTTGGTGACGTGTGATCAATGGGCAGAGATCACCATATGTAGCTGAAATGAAATGATAAATAGCGTCACAGGCGTTGGCGCCCAGCCATTCTGGCAGCAACAGCGCCCCACCATCTATGCCACGGCTACGATATTGCCGGGGAGTGATCAATTTCCCTTGAGGCCGGAATTCGCCGCCGATAGACTCCTTTCCGACCAAAGCCGGAGGCCCACAGTCTTCGTGAGCCTTCACCATCGATCACCAGTTCTCGCCCTCGATCTGGGCACCACCACCGGCTGGGCCCATGCGGCTCGCCGATGGTGTCATCGTCTCCGGCAGCATGGAATTCCGGTCGGGACGATACGAAGGCGGCGGCATGCGCTTCCTTCGCTTCCGCTCCTGGCTCGACCACCTGCTGGACGGCGCCAAGGCCATCGACCTGATCCATTTCGAGGAAGTCCGCCGCCACGCCGGGACCGACGCCGCCCACATCTATGGCGGCTTCCTCGCCCATCTGTCGGCCTGGTGCGAACTCAAGCACATTCCCTATCAAGGCGTGCCGGTCGGCACCATCAAGCGGCACGCCACCGGCAAGGGTAATGCGGCCAAAGATGCCGTCATCGCCGCCATGCGGACCCGCGGCTTTAATCCCGAAGACGACAACGAGGCCGATGCCCTGGCCATCCTGACCTGGGCTACCGACACCCAGGGAGGTGCCCGATGAGGTATCTCCCCAAAGGCTTCGGCGGCGAGCGGCGCGACCCCGAAGAGGTGAAGCGGGCCGGCTGGATGGAACGCGGTGTCCTGGTCATCGCCGAAGACGACCAGCGCCTGACCTGGCCGGAACGGGAACTGGTCCGCCAGCTGGGTGCCAAGCTGTACGGCAAGCGCCCGTCCCAGGAGGTGCATCATGACTGACCTCCGCTGGACTCCTTCCCTGGTGGAAGAGCGGATGGCCGAAGCCGCCGAGACCCTGCGTCGGCTGCCCGAGGCCAGGATCCAGGGGCATGCCAGCACCTGGCCGCCCTACATCCAGGAATGCTGGTCGGCGGAAGACGCCACCCTGCGCCGCCCGCCACCCTCCGCCGCCTCCATCACCCGCATGGACGAAGCCCTGCCGTGGCTGCGTCTGCTCGATCCCACCGACGCCCGCATCGTCTGGCTGCGGGCCAATGGCGAGCCCTGGAAGGTGGTGTGCTGGAAGGTCGGGCTGGCCCGCTCTGCCGCCAACGAGCATTGGCTGTTTGCGCTGTGCATCATCGCCTGGCAACTAAATGGACGGCGGGTGCCCCGTAACAAGTCGCGGCGCCAGACCATCACCGACATCCAGGCCGCCCTGCGATGAGAAGCGGAGCGCAAACTGTCCGGCGGACACTTTTCGCTCGGACAGAAGCCGGGGCGGTGGGGCATGATAAGCCCATGCTGGCGAGGGGCGGCGAACACGATCATCAAATGATCAGCCGCCCGCCGCTGGCGAAAGGATAGAACACGCCGAGGCGAGGCGGCGCGGATATCGCGGGTCCTCCCTGGCCGAAGCGCTATGCGGGCGGCAACAGCGCCGGACTTCGCTAGCGACAGCCGAAAAATCTAGGTTTCCACTCCGGTTTCCAGTTTCCAGCCCAAAGGCGCGTTTGTCCAAGGACAGCGCGCCTTTCGCGTATCCGGCTGACTGGAAACCTGGGCGGAAACCACTGCCGGAAACCTGACCCGGTTTCCACCGGCAGCTTTCCAGTTTCCACCTGATCCAGGTTTCCACCGTCATGCTGGTCTCTTCCTCCGAGCCGGGCGCTCCGGCGCTCGGCCCGATGCCGCTGGTTTACGGCTCGGTGTGCAGCGGAATTGAAGCGGCGACGGCAGCCTGGGAACCTTTGGGCTGGCAACCGGCCTTCTTCGCCGAGATTGAACCATTTCCTGCCACCGTGCTGGCGAACCGCTATCCGGCCATTCCCAACCTGGGCGACATGACCGCCATCGACGGTTCGGCGTGGCGTGGCAAGATCGACGTGCTGGTGGGCGGCACGCCCTGTCAGGCGTTCTCGGTGGCGGGCTTGCGCAAGTCGCTGGACGATTCCCGCGGCAACCTTGCCCTCAAATTCGTGGAACTCGCCGATGCCATCGACCCAGCTTGGATTGTTTGGGAAAACGTCCCCGGAGTCCTCTCCACCCGCGACAACGCCTTCGGGTGCCTTCTGGGCGGACTGGCCGGAGAAGATGGTCCGGTCGTCCCGCCAGGGGGAAAATGGTCGGACGCAGGTGTTGTGCTTGGACCCGCGCGCACAGTCGCGTGGCGGGTGCTCGACGCCCAATATTTCGGCCTGGCCCAACGCCGCCGTCGTGTGTTCGTTGTCGCAGGTGCTGGAGACCGGGCCGATCCCGTCCAAGTACTTTTTGAGCGCGAAGGCGTGCGCCGGGATCATCCGCCGCGCCGAGAAGCGGAACAAGGTGTTGCCCCCACGCTTGATGCACGCGCTGGCAGAAGCGGCGAAACGTCTTTCGCCACCAGCGGCGGACTGATCGCCGAGGCGTTCGGCGGCAACAACACCTCCGGCCCCATTGAAATCGCCACGGCGCTCAACGCCTGCGCCTCGGCCAGCGGGCGGATGGATTTCGAGAGCGAGACCTTCGTCGCCACCACCTTACGGGCGCGTGACCTGTCCCGTGGCGTCGATAGCGACTGCACCGACACCCTGATCGCCCACACCCTGCGGGCCAAGGCGAACCTCGCCCACCGGCCCGACATCGACACCCTGGTCACCCATTCCCTGCGCGGCGAGGGCTTCGATGCTTCGGAGGATGGAACCGGACGAGGCACACCCTTGGTGCCGGTGGCGATCCCCATTCTGGAGGCCGGTGCCCGTACCGGCATCAGCACCACCGATCCCCGTGCCGGGGGCGGGATCGGCGGTGACGGCGATCCCATGTTCACGTTGCAGGCGGGAAAACAGCACGCCGTTGCCTTCACCCAGAACCAGCGGAACGAAGTTCGGCACCTGGACGTTGCCGGCGCCTTGGCGGCGGAGCCGGGCACCAAACAGCAGACCTACGTGGCGTTCGACTGCAAAGCCGGCATGGGCTTCCAGTCGGTCGCGTCAAACGGCGTCACGCCCACCTTGCGGGCGATGAACGCCCAGGGGCGCGAGAACGGCGGTGGCCAGTTGGCGGTCCAATGCGACATGGCCGTCCGCCGCCTGACACCCCGCGAATGCGAGCGGCTCCAAGGTTTCCCCGACGATTACACCCTCATCCCCTGGCGGCGAAAGACAGCCGACAACTGCCCCGATGGCCCGCGCTATCGGGCGCTGGGCAATTCCATGGCCGTGCCGGTGATGGCGTGGCTGGGCCGCCGCATCCAGGACGCTGGAAAACGATAATGCCCCATCCGCTTCCCGACACGGTCGAGCATTGGCCCGTCGACCGGCTGATCCCCTATGGCCGCAATGCGCGGACCCATTCGGACAGCCAGATCGCCCAGATCGTCGCCAGCATCGTTGAGTTCGGCTGGACGAATCCTGTGCTGGCCGACAGCCAGGGCAACGTCATCGCCGGGCATGGCCGACTGGCCGCCGCCAAGTCCCTGGGGCTGGACACGGTGCCGGTGGTCATTCTCGACCATCTGACCGAGGCCCAGCGCCGCGCTTACATCCTGGCCGACAACAAGCTGGCCCTGAACGCCGGGTGGGACGACGAAACCCTGGCGGCGGAACTGCACGCTTTGAACGCCGAGGGCTACGACCTGGACCTGATCGGCTTTTCCGCCGAAGAACTGGATGCCCTGATGGCTCCCCTCGACGATGAGGGCGATGGGGATGGCGCAGCCGGTGAAGACTGAAATCCCGGAGCCGCCCGCCGATCCGGTAACCCGGCCCGGGGATCTGTGGATCCTGGGCCGCCACCGCCTGCTGTGCGGCGACAGCACCAGCGCCACCGACGTGGAGCGCCTGCTGGCCGGGGCCGTACCGCACCTGATGGTGACAGACCCGCCCTATGGCGTCGAATACGACCCCACCTGGCGGAACGAGGCAGGGGTATCGTCCACCACCCGCACCGGCAAGGTCGCCAACGACGACCGCGCCGACTGGCGGGAAGCCTGGGCGTTGTTCCCCGGCGAGGTGGCCTATGTCTGGCACGCGGCGATCTTCGCCAAGACTGTGGCCGACAGCCTGGAGGCCAACGACTTCAAAATCCGCGCCCAGATCATCTGATCGAAGCCCCGCTTCGTCCTGGGTCGGGGTGATTACCACTGGCAGCACGAACCTTGCTGGTACGCCGTCCGCAAGAATGGCACCGGCCACTGGCAGGGGGCGCGGGATCAGGCCACCGTCTGGGCCATCGGCAACAACGGCGACGAGGACGAGGCCACGGTCCACGGCACCCAGAAGCCGGTGGAATGCATGCGCCGCCCGATCCTCAATAACAGTGCCGAGGGCGACGAGGTGTACGAGCCGTTCGCGGGCAGCGGTACCACGGTGGTCGCCGCAGAGACCACGGGCCGCGTCTGTTTTGCCATGGAATTGAACCCAGCCTATGCCGACGTGATCGTCGGGCGATGGCAGAAGCTGACCGGGCAGAAGGCCACCCTGGAGGGCAATGGCCGGAGTTTCGAGGATTTGGTGGCGGAGCGGAAACCGTGAGGCAGTCCCGCCGCATGTCGCTGGTGGAGTCCATCGCCAACGTGGTCATTGGCTATGTCCTGGCGGTGACGACGCAGGTGGTGGTGTTCCCGCTATTCGGCATCCACATCGCCATGGCCGACGATCTCGCCATCGGCGGCATCTTCGCCCTGGTATCCCTGCTGCGCGGTTTCATGCTGCGCCGACTGTTCGAACGCCTATCATGGCCGGGACAGCGACAGAAATTCCGGCATGTGCAATGACCAACGAAATTCCCACCGAACGCATCACCGATCTGCTGAGGCAGGCGCGCCGGATTGCCATCGAATACTACCAACTGACCGGCAAGCCGCTGGGAATCACCGGAGAGGTTGGAGAGTACGAGGCAGCACAGCTTCTCGGCCTCGATCTCGCCGTCGCCCGAGAGGCCGGTTACGACGCCACCGATTCCACCGGGCGCCGCCTGCAAATCAAATCCCGCTCCATCCCACGCGCGAAGAAGCTGACGGGCCAGCGGCTGGGTGCCATCGACCTCGGAAAACCATGGGATGCTGTCCTCCTTGTCCTGATGGACGAGCTTTTCGAGGCTGTGTCGATCTATGAGGCAGATCGCCCGGCAATCGAAGCGGCACTGCTGAAGCCGGGGAGCAAGGCCAGGAATGAACGCGGCGCGTTGGCGATCACCACATTCCGCTCCATTGGCCGGCAGGTCTGGCCCATCGGGCCAAACCTACCGGTCAAGACCGATCAGCCGGTGATCCGGTAGACCCGGTCGCGTCCCTCGACTTTCTCGCTGGTGACCTCCAGGCCCAGCTTTTTCTTCAACGCCCCGGCGATGGCGCCGCGCACCGTATGCGCCTGCCAGCCGAAAGCGGTGGCGATCTCTTCGATGCTGGCTCCTTCGGGTCGCTTCAGCATGGCGATCAGGGCCTCCTGCTTGCTGCCCTGGCGGGTCTTGCGGACGACTTGCCCCTCCGTCGCGGCGTCGGCCTCCGTGGGGGCCGTTTCCTGCAGGTCGGCCATGTCTTCTGCCGGTTCTTCTTCCGGAGCCGTGTCCGCGCCCGTGTCGGCAACCATGCCCAGCGCCTCGTATGCGGCTCGGGTGGCCCGCAGGGTGAGCGGGTTGCCATCCTCGTCCTCGCGCCAGATCGGGGCACCGGGTTCGGCGGGGACTTCCTCGGCCAGTTCCTTCTTGATCAGGCTGGTCAGCACCATGTTGACCGCACCGCCCTTCAGATTGGCGGTGACGGGCAGCAGGAAACCGCCCTCACGGGCGCAGGCGGCGGACAGGATAACGGCCTGAGTGTCGGAAAGCAGGGTCATGGGGTGGTTCTCCAAAAATGGCGCGGGCCGGTCCCGCCGCCTGTACCACCCCGAGCCCCGCCGGCTTGAAGCTGGTCGGGGCGAAAGGGGAAACCTGTTGCTTACTCGGCGAATTCGCCCTCCTGGAAGGCGCTGTCGGTGATGCGCTTCAGCATCTCGGCGTAGTGGGCCATGATCCCGGCGTGGCCCCAGTTGATCTCATCGGGCGCCCAGTTGAAGTGGTCGGCGCTCAAAGTCTGCAGCCGGGCCAGCATGGCGTCGAATTCGGTTTTCTTGGCGAGAAAGGCGTCGATGGCCGTGGTGTTGTCTCTGCGCTTTTTCATGGTGCCCTCCGCTGTTCGTGGGGACATCAATCGCTCTGTCGGCCCGGCACATCAACCGATTAAGCATTTCATCTCATTGCTTATTTCAGCGGAAATCGATCATGGGATTATCCGTCCGCGAATACGCGCGCAGGCGTGGCGTCAGCCATACCGCCGTGCGCAAGGCGGTGCAGACGGGACGGATTCCCCAAGAGCCCGACGGCACCATCGACCCGGTGAAGGCCGATGCTGCCTGGGACGCCCAAACCGATCCCGGCAGAAAAACGGCGACGTCCCCGAAGCCGGTCATTGAAACGCCGATTGTCCCGCCGCCCGCGCCCCAACGGGAATCCGTCCCGGCCTCCGCCGGGGCCACTTTCGCTCAGGCCCGCACCGCCCACGAGGTGGCCAAGGCCCAGAAGGCCCGCATTCAGGTGGATCGCCTCAAAGAAGAGGTGGTCGACCGGGCGCGGGCCACCGCCCTGGTGTTCAAGCTGGCCCGCCAGGAACGCGATGCCTGGATCACCTGGCCCGCCAGGGTGGCCGGGCAGATGGCGGCCGAAATCGGCATCGACCCGCATGTGATGCAGACCCTGCTGGAAGCCCATGTCCACGCCCATCTCGAAGAACTCGCCGCCATCGAGCCGAACTTCCGATGAGGCGTTCGGGTTCCGGGGCGCGGATGCGGTGTTGCAGGCATGGCAGGAGGGCATGCGCCCCGACCCGCGCCTGACCGTGTCCCAATGGGCCGACCAGCACCGCATGCTGTCGAGCCGGGCCTCGGCGGAACCGGGCCGGTACCGCACCGCCCGCACGCCCTATATGCGCGACATCATGGACGCGCTCTCGCCCACCAGCCCGGTGCAGCGGGTGGTGTTCATGAAGGCGGCGCAGGTGGGCGCCACTGAGGCGGGCTGTAGTTTCATCGGCTTCGTCATCCACCATGCGCCGGGGCCGATGTTGTGCGTCCAGCCCACGGTAGAGATGGCGAAACGCGCGTCGCGCCAACGCATCGACCCGCTGATCGACGAAAGCCCGGCCATCCGCGAGCGGGTGAAGCCTGCCCGGTCGCGGGACGCCGGCAACACCATGCTGTCGAAGGACTTCCCCGGCGGCACCCTGGTGCTGACCGGCGCCAACAGCGCGGTGGGCCTGCGCTCCATGCCGGCCCGTTACCTGTTCCTCGACGAGGTCGATGCCTATCCGGCGTCGGCCGACGAGGAAGGCGATCCGGTGGCGCTGGCCGAGGCGCGGTCGCTCACCTTCGCCCATCGCCGCAAGGTGTTCCTGGCCTCGACCCCGACGATCCGGGGAATGTCCCGCATCGAGCGGGAATTCGAGGTGTCGGATCAGCGGCGCTTCTTCGTGCCGTGCCCCCATTGTGGGGAAATGCAATGGCTGAAGTTCGAGCGGCTGCGCTGGGACAAGGGACAGTACGGCACTGTCCGCTATGTCTGCGAGGCTTGCGACCAGGATATCGGTGAACACCACAAGGCCGCCATGCTGGGGGCTGGTGTTTGGCGGGCCACCGCCACCAGCACCGACCCGACGCTGGTGGGCTTCCACATCTCGGCGCTCTATTCGCCGCCCGGCTGGCAGTCCTGGCGGGAAATCGCCCGTCTGTGGGAAGCCGCCCAGGGCAATGACGATGCGTTGCGGGTGTTCCGCAACACGGTCCTGGGCGAAACCTGGGTCGAGACCGGCGAAGCCCCCGATTGGCAGCGCCTCTATGACCGCCGCGAGACCTGGGCCAACGGCATCGTGCCGGTAGGCGGGCTTTTCCTGACCGCTGGGGCCGACGTCCAGAAGGACCGCATCGAGATCGACGTGTGGGCCTGGGGGCGTGGGCTGGAAAGCTGGTTGGTCGATCACATCGTTGTCGATGGAGGGCCGGAACATGCCGAAACCTGGACGACGCTGGAGGAGATCCTCGGTCGTACCTGGCTGCACGCCAGCGGCGCGGCCCTCAAGATCGCCCGTCTGACCATCGACACCGGCTACGAGGCCTCGGCGGTGTACGCCTGGGGCCGCAAGATGGGTGTCGGCCTGGTCTCGCCGATCAAGGGCATGGAGGGCTTCAACCGCTCCAGCCCGGTGTCGGGGCCGACCTATGTGGATGCCACCGAAGGCGGCAAGAAGATCCGCCGCGGCGCCCGGCTGTGGACGGTGGCGGTGTCCACCTTCAAGACCGAAACCTACCGTTTCCTGCGCCTGGAGCGCCCCACTGACGAGGAACTGGCCGACGGTGTCCGTTTTCCGGCCGGAACGGTGCATCTGCCATCGTGGGCGGACTCGGAGTGGTGCAAGCAATTCGTGGCCGAGCAGCTGGTGACGGTGAAGAACCGCCGCGGCTTCTCGAAACTGGAATGGCAGAAGCTGCGCGAGCGCAACGAAGCGCTGGATTGCCGGGTTTACGCCCGTGCCGCCGCCTGGATCGCCGGGGCCGACCGCTGGCCCGAGGCCAAGTGGCGCGATCTGGAAGCGCAACTGGCCATATCCGATCCAATTCCGCCGGAACAGGCCCAAGCGGGCCAAATCCGCCGACCTCAGACCCGCCGCTCCCGGCGGGTTTTTCATTCCAGCTACATGAGCTGATCCGCACATGACCCTCGACGAGATGAAGGCCGAGCGCGAGCGCGTGATGGCGCGGCGCAACTCGCTGGTGGCCCGCGTCACCGTGGGCGACCGCACCGTCCAGTACGATCTGGCCCAGGCCAACCATGTGCTGGCCGATCTCGACCGTCGCATCGCCGTGCTGGAGGGCAAGAAGCCTCGCCGTCGTGTCCTGACGGTGGCCGTGACCAAGGGGCTGTGACCATGTTGTCGGCTCTGCGCCGCAAGGTGGGCGCCTTCATCGG